GAAGCATAGGTGCGACCAGTCTGACGATCACGAAGAACAGTGTTGTAATCAATGCGACGTGGGCGGACATAATACTCATCCTTGTGATCGTTGTACAACTTGCGACCATAGGTTGCTTGACAAGATTCACCGTCAGTCAGGATGCAGACATTGACTTTCTGCAAATCATTCTGCTGCTTGAACTCAGGGATCAGATAGTTGAGCATGACAATCGCTTCATTCAAAGGAGTGCCAGACAGACCTACACCTGGGGTGGTGTGGTAATAAACATGATACTTGTATGCATATGCCTCACGATAAAGGTTGAGACACATACGCTCATAGTCTTTGGAGTTAGAATTGGAAGACAAGAAGTTCATCAGGTGAAAACGACCTTTGTTCAAAAAGATCTTTCCTTCTTCACACTCAAAGTCATCCTGATCGTAGTAATCATGATGATAAGTATCGTTCTTGATACGATCTACAAGACACCACTCATTAGTAAATGCATAAACCTCAAAAGGAATATGGACTTTCTTGCAGAATGAAGTCAGGTTCAGCAGTTGCTTGACTGTTCCAAACAGTTCGTTGCCCATAGAACCAGACCAGTCAAGCACAAAGATCATGCCATGGTTCTTACCGTCAGGAAGAACAGTTATTTTCTTGAAGAGATCTTCGTTGTACTTGTAAGTGTGTAGCTTAGTAGTATCAAGCACACCAGTCTTAGATTGACCTGCACGAGCGTAAGCGTCAGCAGACTTACGGCACTCAAACTCTTTAACAAGATAATTTACCTCCTTCTGGGATTGCTTACGAAACTCCCTATAGGATTTATCTACATCAGAGTATTTGTCGTCCTGATCAAACCGTTGGCGGAACTCATCAATCCAGTCATGGACTTCTTTCCAGTCAGCAATATAGTCAGAAGTATCTACGGCATCTGGAATCTCAACGTAGTTGAAATTGCTTGATTGCCAGCGATTGGTCAGATCTTGAGCAGACTCATCAAAGGAACGTTGAGTTTGAGAAGTCTGCTGACCACCATCTTCAGTCTCTGCTTCTTCCTCATCTTCCTCATCACCCTCAACAGTATCTGCCCCCTCAATAGGACCAGCATTGTTGATACCTGCCCTGGGGTTTTGCTGCTCAGGTTGTTCGTCATCGATACTTTCGGTTTCAGACTCAGCAGACCCTGGTGGTTGGAACTCAGGAGTTTGTTCAACAACGTTCTCTTGCTTAGAAAACTCATACACATCGACAGCAATCTCACAGACTTCCTCAAAAGTCTCAGCGACATCAGTGCGAGCGACGAACACCTGCTCCTCAATAGAGAAGGGAATCATGGCGCTAGCACCAACCTTGAAGTGCAGGTTGATACGATCGATCAGACTCAGTTTGCTGAGATCTTCGTCAGCAATGCCAAAGAAGTCTTGATCATTCAGTTCTTTATAACCACCAGCAAAAGACTTACGCAGACCAGGGAACTTACGCTTCATCAGTTTCTCGATGCGAGCATCCTCAATGACATTCACGAAGTCCTTGGGGCAGTCAGCAATCTCACGCCAGTCTTCGTTAGGAGTGAAGAGAGCATGACCAACCTCATGACCGACGAGCATGTCATACACAATGCTGCTAGCACGATCCCAGTTGGGCAGAGTCAGGATGCGACGATCAACGTCAAAGGATGCAGTGGAAGTCTTACGATGCTCTACAATCAGGTTCTCAGTAGCGAGCAGTCGTGCCAGGTTGCCTTTGATCTCTTGGGTTTGCATGGCGTCTCTCGTGTTGATGCATATAGTATATACAAAAAAAGAGGTGCCCGAAGGCACCCCTAGTCCAGTTCCGAAACTGACTCTTGGATGACAGAGAAGTTCTTCTCCTTCACCGCAGTGAGTGTTCGTTCAAATTTTCCATCTAAGTTTTCCCTATGACTGATGACATACACGTTAGAGTTGTCATCGAAGTTTCGTAGGATCCAACTTAGGTCCATACCACCTTGCTGGTCTAGAGAACTGTCAAAGATCTCGTCTAGAATGAGGAGGTTAGTATCCACAGAATTCTTAAGTTTAGCGATAGAACGCCAAGTAAGCAGCAGAGCGATATCAATACGAGATTTTTCTCCTTCACTGAAACTATCATAAGAAAAGACATCACGGTATCTAGATTTGATAATCTCTTCAAAGTTCTCATCCAGTGTAAAATTGACATAAAAGTCCATACGCTGGAGATACTGATTGATGAGTTGGTTCATCGCTGGGAGATAGGTCTTGATGATCCTAGTCTTGATCCCGTTGTCTTTGAGCAACTGCGATGCCACAGTCAGTGTATCACGGTCCTTCTTGTTCTCTGCCAGGGTGCCACCCAACTCTTTTTTATTCTTAACAAGACCTTCAAGTTTGACGAACTCTGCTTTCTTGTCTGGGTTGGTCTCCTGTAGTTCTCTGATCTCACTCTCAATGTCAGAGATGTTCTTCTTGATAGATGTGATCGAGAAGTTAGACTGACTGATCGATGCATTCAACTGCATGACCTTATCAGACAATTTAGTAAATGTTTTCTCGCGTTCTTCCTCTTTTGCTATCTCTGCAAAGAGCTCTTCGACGCCAGTATTCATTTTATTTAACTCGTTAGCACCCTCGTTTATCTTTTCTTGTCTAAAATCTTCATCTAACTCCTGAGTACAGGTAGGACAGACGTGATTATCAGCAAAGAAATCGTGCTCTTTTTGACAGTTATTTAACTTAGATTGTATTTTAAGAAGAAAAGTGTTTAACTTCCTCAACTTAGAGGTGCTGTTTGCCACCTCTTTCATATCTTCAGAATGTTTTTGTACTTCTTCAGTCAGACGCGCAATCTCGTTATGAAATTCGTTTTCATTTTGCAACAATTCAGAGATCTTGTTCTCTTTACGAGTGATCTCCTCCTTGGTTTTCTTCTCCAGTTCCAGCATGTACTTCTTCTGGAGATCAATCTTCTCGTCAAGGAGATGAATCTGATAGTCTAGTGTCTTGATCTCTTCATTGTTTTCCCTGACTTTATCCTTTAGCAAAACATTCATCGTAGAAAAAACTTGAATGTCAAGGATGTCTTCGATGATCTCTCGACGTTGTGCTAGTGGCAGACGCATGAACGGTACAAACGTGGAGGATCCCAGCACCACGATCTGTGTGAATGACTTGTAGTTCATCTTGAGGACGTTCGCCTCAAAGTTCTTCTGCTGTTCTACCAGTGTGCTCTCCTGATTCCACAACTGACCATTGCAGTAGATCTCAAACTTGTTTGGTTTGACACCACGAATTACTTTGTATTCTTTGCGACCTACACTGAACTCGATTTCAGTAAGACAATCTTTCTCATTGATACTATTGACCAACATGGGTTTGTTGATCTTACGGAAAGGTTTTCCAAACAAAGAAAAGGTAAGAGCATCCAAGATGGTACTCTTACCTGCGCCGTTGCTACCGATGATTAGATTAGTCTTTGCTGTTTGCAGATCAACTTCACTGAATACATTACCCGTTGATAGAAAATTCTTCCAGCGGATTTTTTTAAAAATAATCATTCTTCGGGATCGTCAGGGGGTATCAAAAAATCGTCAGGGGTAATGATAGAGAACTTGTGTCCTCGTTCTTGACATGCTGTAATTATAACATGGTCGTCAACTTCCACAATCTGCATGGGTGGGTAGTCTGGATCATCCTCTAGCATCATGTGATAGCGAAGAGCGTCATCTTCTTCCTCAAAGATAGGAATCACCCTGTCTTCGTCATCGTCAAAGACAGAATATACGCCGTCAGGGTGATCTTCTAAGGTTACGATAAACATCTCACGCAACGTTGCAACTTTCAATATATAGAGACCTCATCAGACCCTTTAGATCTGACTTATCTACGGACATCTCTACTTCATCGATATACTCATTGAGTAAAGTCAATGTGTCTTTTGTAGAAACATCGATGTCTGCAGTGTCTTCTTCGACAAGTGTTTCTACAATCTTGACATCATGGACGCCTACGTTGTAAAGACGATCAACCAGTGTTTCAAACATCTGGTAGTCTCGTTTTTCTTCAACGACGATCTTGATGTATTTGTCCTTATAACAAGACACATCTTGTTTGTTGTAGTCCACACTTGAGTCGTCATAGAAGATTTTGTCGAAGATTTCATACGGGTTCTCGACAAACTTAAGTCGATCACTTTCAGTATCGTAGATATGGAATCCACGGCGGTCTTTATAATCATTCCAATACATCTGATAAGGGTTGCCAAGGTATTGAACATTACCCTTCTTAGACTTGTGATGATAATGCCCAGACCACACACGCTTGAAACGATGGAATAGTTCTGCATCCATACCATGATCCATCTTCATGCCAGGTGTAATCTCAAACCCAGATAGTTCAAGATGACCGCAACAGACATCTGCTTCACTGGTTTCCAATCGACGCAAGACATCTTCCTGGTTTTCTTTATTGATCCAGGGCAACATTAAGAACACTTTCTTACCCATCAGAATCTCTGTTGGTTCAGAATAGATTCTGATGTTATCGTATTTCTCCAGCAAAAGTTCTGGGGAGTTGATGCGATTGGTGTTCTTGTAGTATGTGCAGTGATTGCCTAGCAGCATATGCACGTTGTATGGTTTCAGTCTCTCGAAATAATTTTCACGCACACGGTGAAAAGTATTAAAGTCCATAGACTTTCGATTATCAAATGTGTCGCCCAGATCAAAGACGGTGCGGATACCTTCTTTCTCAAGCGTTGGAAAAAATACGTCATCGTAGAACTTTTGAAAGTAACTCCAAAACGCTAGAGAACCTTTGCGACCATCGAGGTGCTGGTCAGTAATGATTGCAATTTTCATTGTGGTTTATGATCCTTCATACCATCATGATTACCATCGCCTGGCAGTGTGCCATATGCTAGATATTCTACTGCTTGACGAGATCCTTCTAGTCTAATCAGATCTCTTTCAATGCGTTGATATTCATAATACGCATCTTGCAGTTCTTGTAGTCTATCAACCAGTTGCTCAGTTCGCTTATTAAAACGCTCAAGCAGTTGTTCATAATTTTCAGTTGGTTTCATAATTTACCTCCAACGACGCCATCGAATGGTTTGGATGTTCTGCAGTTTGCCCAGTTAGTATTGATACCTTCCAGGTGGAATCTCGTTCCCGAAATACAAACTTCCCTCGTGAGTGCTGTGATGTACGGCGTACCATTCTTACCATAGCTAGACCACGTTCCAAAGCGTTTTTGTTCAACACGGAATTCTCCCCAGGGTGTTTCAAACCATTCATGTTCAGCAATTTCAGGGTGCTCACTCATCGATTCATTCTTGTTTCAATATTTTCTTTGATACTTCCCATGTCAGCATAAGAAGCATTCATACCAGACATACTACCATCATATGAGTCAGTATGCATTACCTCATCGTATCCAGACTTTTCAAGAACTCTTTGTTTAATCTCTAGTTGCTTTTTCTCTTTTTGAATTCGACGTAGGAAAGCGTAGTAAATGATTTGTGTGAAGTAAGCAAACGGGTTCTTGGATTTCTCAGGATCGAAGTTGTCAATATACTGCAGGCAGTTTTCAATGCCATCGCAGATCATGTCCTCTCTAAACATGTAATTGACAAAGTTGGGCTTGTATGATAGGTGTGTAGCAATCTTGAGAAAACATTCTCCCAGGTAGTTTGTAACACGAGGACGTGGTTTACCCAGTTCTTTTGCACGTAGAACCTTACTGCGATACTCAGTGATGGCAGCAAGAAACTCTTTGTTATTAACGTAATATTCTGTTTGTTTTCTTTTTGCCATTACTGTGTATGCCACGGTTTTACTCACATATCATGTATCAAGTATATCACTGTATCAGGAATCTGTCAAAGTCTTGACAAAACCTCAGAAACTCAGTAGAATAACTCTGTCAGGGTTCAAGAGAAGTAGTATCTATTAGCTTTTATTAAATAGATCTTCTAGAGTTTTCTTCATCTCTTTTACAGAACCCAGATAACCTGATCCTCTAGGTAATTTATTCCCTCTACCAGCTAGCGATTTTCCGCTCTCTAGTCGGTTGAGGGTTTTTTCATAGAATTCTACAATCTCACCCTCAACCTCAGACATAGTAAGTACATGATCTCTCTTGATAACAAACATGTCTTCAAACGTTGCACTGATCCATTCCTTTAGTTGGAAACCAGTTACTTCTAATTGACCTTTTCTTTGCTTTGCATTCTCTACAATAAGAGGACGCTCCAACATAATTTTATCTTCGTCGGGAAGATAGCATACTTTGGATACCAATTCTTCACCCGATAATAATTTTACTGTTGCATAAAATTCTTCTTCCATATTTAACTTGCTCTGAGATTTACTTTTATAACCTCATACTTAAAGTTCTCCTCATTGTAAATAGTAACTCGTTCATTCAAATGACGAAGGGTGTAATTCTGTCCGCCAATGTCGTCAGCGATATCGTATAAGGTTGCAATGTCTTTGCCTTCACCTTTCCTGAGGACACGTCCGATGGACTGGAGGTTGCGGATGCGCGACTTACTTGGGGATGCAAAGATAATATTGTGTAGTCGTTTGATGTTGATACCTGTTGAGAAGGTGCCGTAAGATGCAAGAATAATTGCGTTATTCTCTGTCTCAGTAATCTGCCGAACTTTTTCTCTGTCTTCTACATCAGTACCACCATGAACAAAAAATAGTTTTCGTTCGGGGTCTATGGTGCTATTTATCAAATCAAAAAGTGGTTCCCCATGCTTCTCGATATAGTTGAACAACACGAGAGTGTTGCCTTCTATATCATTAACTAGATTTTTAATCAGATTGTTTCTGCCACGATGTTCTACCAGATACTCCATCTCATCATGATATGATTCAAAGTATTGCGGAGCGTGCTTACATAGCAACACTTTGATTCTAAACTTGCTAAGATATCCTTCTCTGATTAGATCATCTGTTTTAGTCACACGCTCACAGTTGCCAAACAATCCTTCTAGGACCCACTTGTGTGTCTTGCTACCGTCAAGTGTGCCTGTAAAACCAAAACGATACTTTGCGTTATGCAACTTTGTCATGATTCCCGTGAGGGACTTTGACTTAAATAGGTGTGCCTCATCACCGATAACACAGTCAATGTCATCAAAGTATCTCTTGGGGAACTTGTAGATGGATTGCCAGGTGGAAATAATAATTGGTTTTTCAGTATTTTTATCTTTGCCCGAATAAATCTTATGCACATGATCGTCAGCATTCCATCCGTAGTCATTAAAGTCATTGACCATCTGTTCTACCAGGGACGTAGTAGGGACGATGATGAGCGTCTTCTTGTTGGTAGCAGTATAGTATCTGACGAGGGAATAGATCATCAGAGACTTTCCACTACCCGTAGGAGATAGTAGAAGTTTGCGGTTATTTTTTATCGCTTCATAGACTGCACGGTACTGATAGTCGCGTGGAGTAATTCCCGCTCTGGTGATCTTGTCCATAAAGGTTTTGATACCACGAGGAGAAACAAAGTCATTTGTCTCTTCAACATCTCCATACCAATCATTCTTTTCATATTCAATCTGATACTGTCTTTCATCTGCCCAAACTTTTAGGTGCTCCATCAACCCACCATAAAGTTCGCCTGTACCTGGGGAGTACAGACGAATCGTTCCGTCCCAGTATTTGTACCTGGGGTTCTTCTTTAGGAATTTTGCTTCGGGAACCTCAAAAGAAAAATAGTCCGAGAGCTCATGATGAACATGAGGTTCTGCGGACTGAACAGTAACATAGACTTCGTTTTTCTTTTTGATACTCAGGGTGGTCATCATTGTCCATTTACGAATTTCTCCCACTCAATGGCACTCTTGATCTGAAACCCTCTATTTGAGATTTGCTTCATGACTTGATCAAGCCAGTAAAGCATCTGCTCTAGATATTTGATCTTTGCTTCTAGGTTGATGATCTCGTCATCACTCTCTAGATAGACCTTCATCTTTTCGGAAGTCTTAATAGATGATCCAAATGGTTTGGCGGCGTAAGTCTTGGCATCTGCTTCGCCAGAATAATACTCACGTTTTTCCTTCACCACTTTGCGGATCTCAAACTCCAGCGAGGTTTTGATCTGCTGAATGTCAG